ACAAATATTCCCGGCCTGAAAGGAAAACTATATCCGTTCCAGGCAGAGGGAGTAGGGTTCATCGAGAGCAGGGGTGGACGAGCATTGCTTGGTGATGAGATGGGGCTGGGTAAAACCATTCAAGCTCTGGCATGGCTCCAGAACAATCCAAACGCATTACCAGCGGTAGTTGTCTGCCCAGCCAGCTTGAAAGGCATGTGGGAAACCGAGTGCAAGAAGTGGACTATGTTCACACCTGTCCTGCTCCACGGAATGGTTCCGTTCCTATTGCACTCAGCTAGCCAAAAAAATATCATATATATTATCAATTATGATATCCTATCCGGATGGCTACCGGCATTGGCACTTTGCAAAACGGTGATTCTGGATGAAGTGCATTATTGCAAGTCAGCCAAGACTAAACGGACCAAGGCAGTCAAACGGTTCTGTAAAAATAAATCCCACGTGATTGCCCTGTCTGGCACACCGATTGTAAACCGCCCGTCTGAATTCTTTATAGCATTAAACATCCTTGCTCCTGCCACGTTCCCGAAGTGGTGGGATTTTGCCCAACGCTATTGTGACGCCAAGCACAATGGATTTGGCTGGGACACGAGTGGTGCAAGTAACGTTGAAGAATTACATACCAGAGCTGAGACAGTTATGCTCCGGCGATTGAAGGCTGATGTACTAAAAGACTTACCTGAGAAGCAACGATCAGTCGTGCCCTTATCCCTGAATGGCAAGCAAGCCGTTTACGATGCCGTACTGGCTCATGTGCTGGGTGCGTGGCGAAATGAGGAGGAGAAGCCCGACCCACTCCGAGACATTACCCAGATCAGCCATTTGCGACAGGCGGTGATGGATGCCAAGTTCGATGCGTGCGTGGAGTGGATAAATTGCTTCGTTGAAACTGGCAAAAAACTTGTGATCTTTGACATTTTTCATAAAACAACAGATAGATTGATGGAACGATATAATAAAATTGCTGTTGCATTAGATGGCCGTGTTGACTCTCGGCTACGGTCAAAAGTAATAGATAAATTCCAGAATGACCCATCAGTTCAAATACTAATTGGAAATATACAAGTCGCTGGTATTGGATTTACACTCACAGCGGCGAGCGATGTTGTCTTTCTCGAATTGCCCTGGACGCCAGCAGAGGTTGATCAAAGTTCCGACCGCGTTCATCGTATTGGTCAACGTAATGCTGTTACCATTTATTTTCTAATTGCACCAAACACGATGGAGGAAGATATCCTGACCCTACTCGACGAGAAAAGAAAAGTACTTAATGCAGTTCTCGATGGAAAAATAACAGGGGAAGAAATGAGCATTTACCCAGAACTACTTCGACGACTTAAAAATAAACGAAAATAAAAGTTGCCTTCCGAAATGAAACCGTTTATACTCTTAAGCAGGAATAGGTTGATCACCGAAAAGGACGATCCCTTAGTCGTCCCTGTCCTGCTTCTCAAAGCTAAGGCAACAGTAAGGAGTTGCAAATGAGGACTCGTAAAATACCCCCAAGATGCGGATGCGGATGTGGCCAACACGTATTAATAATTCGACTCAAGTATGAAGTACGATTCAATAAATATCTGCCAGGGCACAGTCACGCCAATAAGGGTATACCAAAATCACCGGAGCACATCGCTAAACTAATTCTCTCCCACACAGGTTATCGAGACTCTCCAGAAACAAAGGCAAGAAAAAGCCTTGCAGCAACAGGCAGAAAACAATCCGCGGAAGAAAGGAGAAAGAAAAGCAAAGCACGCATAGGCCGATTCCGCGGAGAAAAAGCAAATGGTTGGCGGGGCGGGATTAGTTCGCTTCCTTATAGCAAAGAGTGGACGCCCTGGTTAAAACAGGAAATCCGCCAAAGGGACCGCCATCATTGTCAAAACCCATTCTGTATGAATCTCTCTAACATTCTTAATGTGCACCACATAGACTACGATAAAGAAAACAACAACAAAGGAAATCTAATAACATTATGCACGAGATGTCACTCAAAAACATCAACTGGTAATAGAGAATATTGGAAAAAGTATTATCAAGCAATACAGTGTATAAATTCTGGAGGAGACGAAACAGAAATACTCAAACAAAGAATAATATACCGCATCAGAAATAAACGCCTTAAATGAAACTGACCGATCTAGTATAATAAAAAGGAGATCACACAATGCCAAAGAAAAAAGACAGTACATTATGCACATTCGCGATTCCGAACTTCCCAAGGAAACTCAAAGCCAGATATGCCGCGTGGTGCCGAGCCAGCGACATCTTCATTAAGGATCATCTTCAATATTTAATTGCAAAGGAACTCCGTGAAGCAAACGTAGATATCCCACCCATCCCCTCACATAAGGAAGTTTGAAGATGAGACACAGAACTATATTCCCGCCCAATGTTGACTTTGCCGGTTGGTGGATCAAGTCTCCAAATGGATTAATCGCCCAGTTGATTCGAGATAGCCGCGACAGGCATGATGCCATCCTTTACCACCTCCGATACAACGATGAGCAAGTTGGCGACGGGAATGGGAGATGGACTGCTGAAAAACTGACAGAAACCAGATGTGTTGTCAGACGAACGCGAGAGGAAGTTGAGAATGGAAAACAAGAAGCGATCCCGGTTAAACCTGACCGCCCTGCTGAACGACCACAGCGTCGAATACTCCGAAGGGGCTAATGGCTGGATCAATCTGAAGTGCCCTTTGTGCTCCGACAGTAAGATGCATCTCGGTTGGAATGGCATGGCTTTCTCCTGTTTCAGATGTGGGCGGCATGGGCGGATCGAGGTGCTATCTGCCTTGCTAGACTTAACCCTATCAAAAACGGCCCAGACGCTGTTAAAATATGAAGGGCATATAAAGTCCCCTTCTAGCCGTTTAAACGCCGTAGAACGCGATTTAAGCCGCGTCCTGGCCGTCAAACTACCCTACGGCACAACCCTTATGACAGATCGGCACCGGGATTACCTCCAAACCCGCAATTTTGATCCTCATCGTTTAATTCTGGAATGGGGTCTGCTAGGCACCGGGCCGCTGGGAGAATTCAAGCACAGGATCATCATTCCGATTATTGACGGAGATGGTCAAACGGTTTGCTATCAGGGCCGAGACATTTCAGACAGGGCATCAGCTAAATACAAATCCTGCCTCGACAAGGATGCAGTGGTCCCGATCAAATCTTGCCTCTATGGATTGAACAAATGCCAAGGCCAGGATTGGGTCGTCATTACTGAGGGTCCAACAAAGGTCTGGCGGCTGGGACCGGGAAGCGTAGCGACCTTCGGAGTGGTGGTGACAGATAATCAACTCCAAACCCTCAAACAATTCAAGCGACGGACGATCATCTTCGATCATGATGAGGCCGGGATGCGTGGAGCGGATGAACTGGCAGGGAGGTTATCTGTATTTGGTGGAGAAACTCAGAGCCTATCCATCTTTGGTGTAACTGATGTGGCAGATATCTCCGAAGATGACGCAAAACTATTAATGGTACGGTGTCAAAAATAAATAAAAATAATGCTGGACTCAATTTGGGAGGAAGAGTATTATATATTTTCAAATGGGAGATGCCCCCACAAAACCGGAATGATAAAATGATAATAAAAATTAAAAGGCCGCGCAGTGGTTGGGGTTTGTTCTTTCGGCTCAAAGCTGAACGTTCCGGTTCCCCGTGCATCCCACTGTTGCGGCCTTTTCTTTTCCAAGGAGACCCTCGATGATACTACGAACTATACATAAATCTAACTATACCGTGCTAGTTAATGAAATGCTGATGGATAAAACAATCTCTTTCAAAGCTCGTGGATTACTTTCTTATATGCTATCCCTGCCTAATGATTGGATTTTCTACCAAAGTGAACTTGAATCTCACTCGGAGCTCGATGGAGATACTGCTATTAGGAGTGCTGTGAACGAACTTATCACCGCTGGATATGTCACACGACAGCAGGCAAAGAACAAGGAAGGTAAGTGGAAAGAGTCTGAATGGGAGGTTAGGGAAATACCGCAACGCGGAAAACCGCATGCGGGAAACCCGATACCGGGAAACCAGCCCTTACTAAGTACTAAGAAGAAACTAAGTACTAATAATAAAAAGCATTTTTTACAGAAATCTTCATTTGATCCAGAAGAACTACCCGGTCACTTCATTAAACACCCCACTGTAATCACCTCATGGATAGAGTTTGTTCAGCACCGCAAAGAAACAGGTCATAAACTCACTCCACTTGCCCACAAGAAGATCACGATGGAAATGCTTCAGCATACTCCAGATGAAATAGTTGAGGCAATCAATATGGCTATCACCAAAGGATGGCGAGGGCTGTTCTATAAGAATGGTTCGACCGGCAACAAATCAACTATTAGCAAACCCGACACCACCCCACTCGACCCAGACGCCCAGCGACTTTACACCTTCGCCATGAAGGCTCTCGATGAGTCTTCTATCCACAGACAAGACATTGCCTCACTGGTCAAGATGATAAGAGAATACCACGGAACTCTTCCAGCCAAAGCCGCCTACCATCTCAATTGGGACAAATTCTTCGGGGACTGGCTGAAGTACTTGCAGGAGAAACAACCCACATTTCCCTTGCAAGGTGCTTACCAATTGAAAATTGGAGGACTACGCTGGAGCGAATTCATTCAACGCTGTGAACATTATACCCAATATAGTTTTAAGACTGGGAAATTCCAACTATGATTAAAATTAAGCGACAGAACGTGGATGGCGGTGCAGAACGGAAACTACTTATCGGGATGATTGTCAGCGATAAGTTTATCAAGCAAGCAATGCCATTTTATGATCCCGACTTGATTGAGCAGAAATATGCTCGGACTGTTGCAGAGTGGTGTGCCCATTACTATCAGCGATATGGCAAAGCTCCCGGTCTTCATATCAAAGACATTTTTGACAGTCATGCTGACAAGATGGAACCGACAGAACGGGATTTGGTATCGGATTTGTTGGAGAGTCTTTCTACTGAATACGAACGAGCAGATCAGATGAACACTCCCTACCTGCTCGATCAGGCAGAAGCATATTTTAAAACTAGAAGCCTAAACCAGTTATTCTCAGAAAGTAAAGGTTTACTACTGGAAGGAGACGTGGCTGGAGCAGAAGCGGAATTGAGTAATTATAAGAGAGTGGGAAGATCGTCATCACTGGGATCCAATCCATTCAAAGATCCTGATGGAATTATGCGAGCATTCGAGCAGGCTGAGAAACCATTATTTACCCTACCAGGCAAACTGGGATACATGCTGAACGAAGAATTTGGTCGCGATAAGTTTCTGGCATTCATGGGTCCAGAGAAGCGTGGCAAGACGTGGTGGCTGAACGAGCTGGCTATCCGAGCGGCGAAGGCCAGATGCAACGTGGCTTTATTTGGAATTGGGGACATGAGCTTGGAGCAAACCATAATCCGGCTCGTTATTCAATTGGCAGGAAGAAGCAACAGAGAAAGATATTGTGGGGCGCATGAGTGTCCTTTTCCTAATGCAGACGGAACTGGGAGTGACTACAGAACTGTTCCAGCTGTTAAACCTCTGACGTGGCGGGAGGCGTGGCGTATAGGGCAGAGATTTCTTGGCAGGATGAAAGGCAAGGACTTTAAATTATCCGTCCATCCCAGTGACCAATTGACTGTCACCGGATTGAAAGTCATTCTTGATAATTGGGAAACGTTTGACAACTTTATTCCTGATGTGGTCATCATTGATTACGCTGACAATCTTGCTCCAGAAAATAGACGAGAAGAGTTCCGACACCAGCAGAACCAGATATGGAAACTATTAAGAGGATTATCGCAGGAACGACATTGCTTTGTAGCTACGGCGACACAAGCCAATGCAGGATCTTATGATCAGACGACTTTAACAATGAAGCATTTCAGTGAGGACAAAAGAAAGTATGCCCACGTCACTGCGATGGTAGGACTGAACCAAACTCACGAAGAGAAGCGTGCCCGGCTGATGCGATTGAACATGCTGGTGCAAAGGGAGGGTGAGTTCTACGCAGAAGATTCGGTTACTGTAGCACATGATTTATGGAGGGGGAGACCGTTATTGTTTAGCTTCTAATAATAAAGCTTTACCTCTGAAATGAAATCACCTATACTATATGGCAGGAATAGGAAAGGACTAATTAACCTTCCCGAAAAGACCGGCCCCACAACCGGCCCTGTCCTGCTTCTCATAAATTGTGGTAACAATGTGGAGTTGCAAATGAAGACCAAAATCTATGCCTTGCGGGATGAAGACCGCTGGCTCCGGTATGTGGGGAAAACTGGTAAGCCACTTCCTGTCCGCCTCATTATCCATTTACGGGAGGCACAAGCTGGTGTTCGGACACACAAGTGCAATTGGATTCGCTCGATGTTGAGGCATGATTTGATTCCCACCATCACGCTAATTGAGGAGGTTGAAGGGGGTGGAAATGATGAGGAACGCAAATGGATTAAGTACTTTTATGATCATGGCATTGAACTCGTTAATGGAACTGATGGGGGTGATGGTGGTAACACAATACTGCGCTTTTCTCCTGAAGAATATGCAGAATTCAGAAAGAAGTGCAGTCATCAAGCGACAGACGAATACCGCAAAAATATGAGTTGAATAAAGAAAGGCCACCCGGTATCACAAGAACAAAGACAAAAATTAAGTATAGCAAACAAAGGGCAAATTCCTTGGATGAAGGGGAAGCATCCTGTTCTTTCTGAAGAACACAAAATGAATATAAGCAAGGCGATAAAAGGAAAACACTGGTTCCTTTCAGAGGAAACAAAAAGAAAAATGAGTATAGCGAAGAAAGGCAAACCCTCTTGGCATAAAGGAAAACGGCGTTCTGAAGAAACAAAGAAAAGAATGAGTGCTTCAGCCAGAAAAAGAAAAAAGCAGGCAGGCCGTTGTTATTTTCATATTAAATGAATGACTGGCATTCCGTATAATAGATCAAAGACGGAAACGATAGAAGTTCAAAACCAAAGGAGGCCAAAAGCCATGAGCAAGAAACCTGCGAAGAAAGAAACGACAGCGACCCCGAACCGGGACGCAGCGAACGACATCAACGACGTCCTTAAGCCCGACCCGCTGCTGGATGTCAAGGCCGACGAGGCTGCGATCAAGACTGAACTTGATGAATTGCTGCCCAGCATCAAAGAGGACGACGACTTGACCCCGGCCACGTGGAAAACGCTGAAAGCGATGGGCTGGAAGAACACAACGGAAAAAATAAAAACGAGCACGGCTGCAGGAACAAAAGCCGGTGCCAAATCTTCGGCCGTAAAATCGCCCAAAGCCAAGGCGGTTGCCTCGGTGAAGAAAACTACCCTGTCTCGCAAGGACGCGGTGTACGCGGTAATCGATGAAAAAGGGGGGACCAAAAAAGGAGTTAACTCAAAAGAACTCGAAATATCGTCGACGGAACGCATGGTGAAAGCCAATGGCACCGCTGGAACTAGTGCCAGCAACATCTGCAACAACGTGTTGGACGCGCTGGTTCAATATAAAATCATGTCGCGAGATGAGGACGGCCAATGCCGGTTCGCGTGATCAATCGTGGAATGAAACAGCAAGGGCTTCCATCTTGGTGGCCCTTGTCTGTTTCCATTCCTTACACAATGGCTGAGGTGAGGAAAGCATCTTCCGCGTGCCTTTTCACCGTTGCCAGTACCTTTTCCGGGTGCGGTGGGTCGTCCACTGGCTATCGTTTGGCAGGGGGCAAGGTGCTGGCGGTGAATGAATTTGTGCAAGCCGCAAGGGATTCATACTCGGCCAATTATCCCGACGTCACCATTCTCCCGGCGGACATACGCGACATCACGGGGAAAGATCTTTGCGAGGCGGCAGGTGTTCGGAAGGGAGAACTTGATATTTTGGATGGATCGCCGCCATGCGCGTCATTTTCTACCGCTGGCAGTCGGGAAAAAGCATGGGGAAAAAGTAAAAAATACAGCGACACTGAGCAACGATGCGACGATCTGTTTTTCGAGTTTGCTCGCGTACTGCGTGAAGCCCAGCCCCGTTGTTTCGTTGCTGAAAACGTCAAGGGTCTTACAATAGGAATCGCGAAAAACGTGTTGGGCAATCGTCGACGTGGGTTCGCCGACGATCTGGGACTTCCTCCCACCGTATATTCTGAATTGCAGCAGTGTGGATACGTTATCGCACACGCGGTGCTGAACGCAGCCGATTACGGAGTTCCGCAGATGCGCCGTCGTGTTATCTTTATCGGGGTGCGAAAAGATTTAAATATAGCGCCGACGCATCCCTTGCCCACCGTGTCGCGGTATGTTTCTGTTCGCGAGGCCATCGTCGGGGTGGTTAATAAACCTACCGATTTTTTCCCGCTTCCGACAAAAGGAACGGTAGCGCTGAGACTCCTCTGCGCGTGCAAACCAGGGCACAGCTGTGACGAATACCATCCCAAAGGATTTTTTTTCCAATTTAGTCGACTAGAGGGGGATATCCCAAGTCCAACGATCGTCGCGAGTGGACCACAATATCATTTCATGTGGAACGAGGACCGCTATTTGAGCATAGCGGAATGCAAACGAATCTGCGCGTTCCCTGACGATTTCATTTTGACAGGGAATCAAAGACAAAGATGGGAACGGATGGGGCGTGCCGTTCCACCGTTGATGATGAAAGCTATCGCGGAACATGTATATAAAACTGTGTTGATGAAAACAAGAACTTGATGAAACTCAGGAGGGAAATATGTCCCGGTTGAATCAAATCGCGTTGGAGCTCAGGGAATTATTGGTGGACCAAATGCGACCCTTCAAAGGAGAACGAGTCGCGGTGTTTCTTTCCAGCGGGACGGATTCCATGTGCGTCCTGCATGCCTTGCTTGCCGCGAAGGCGAAACCCAGAGCGTATTCTTTTTTTATCGAGGGGGAAGAAAATCGGTTTGATCCCGTCGTCGCGAAAAAAACCGCTGATTCCATCGGGATCAATTGGACTCCAATCCCGCTGGCATCTGATCCTACCGCCGCCGCTCGCAAAGCCGTTTTGGGACTGGGCGTTAAAAGCAAATGCGACGTGGAATGCGGTTGGCCGATGGCGGAAGCTTTGCAAGTCGTGGACGAGGCCGTTGTAGTTTCCGGACATGCCGGAGACGGCCATTTTGGTTTAACGAAAAAAGTGATGATGCACAAAGATCTTTTCGACGTGGAAAGGGATAGGTGCTTTGAAAATCCCGATTACGCGCAGGTGCGCACGTTGAAGTGGTTCGCCAAATGCTGTGGAAAATTGCTCTTCACCCCGTGGACCGACCCACGGATCATCCAATTATTGCGTGACCTGTCTTGGCGTGAGTTGAACCACCCGCGCCAAAAAGAAATTGCTCGCCTTGCCTTTGAAAAAGAATGCACCCTTTATCCCCCGAAACTCCATAGCGACCTGCACGCGGCAGGGACGGGGATTAAAGAGATGTTTCAGCACATTACCGAAGGGACTCGGTTCACGAACCCCGTTGCTGTTTATCATAGAATCAATTCATTGAGTCTCCCCGTGTTGGTAGGTCAAGCTCCCAGTAAAACTAGTGACGTGGAAAAACCACTTTCAGCTCGTCCCTTGTCCACCTCGTTGTGCCAATTATTGTCGTGCGATTTATTGACGTACCTTTCTTCGTTTGAAAGGATCAATTTGTTGAATGCCTGGCCCGGATCTTCAAAGAAGGGGGATCTATTCCCCGCGCGCCTCGGGGCTGAGCGGGCGAAAGAATTGATCCCCTATTTTCGGGGACGCGAAGTTATCCTATTGGGAAGGAACGTTGCCAAGGCGTTTGGATTGCGCGACGAGTTCCCTCTTTTGCGGTATCGCCAAGAACACTGTTGCGAGATGGCGGTGGTGCCGCATCCATCGGGGGTAAATCTTTGGTGGAACGATGAAGAAAATAAAAAAGCCGCCGCGACCTTTTTGAAATCAGCCATGGAGTCCGTAACGGATAAATTAAGGGGGGGTTTATAATGAAAGAAAAAAATAAGAATAAAGACAAGCTGGGAACGTACACGAACGGCAAGTGGAAGTTCGATGACAAAGTCACAGCATGTTTTGACAACATGTTGGAACGGTCGATTCCTCAATATAAATTGATGCGAGAATTAACCTTCCGCGTCGGAAGGCGTTTCGCGACTCTTGGAACTGCCGTTGTGGATCTCGGATGCAGTCGCGGCGGTGCTCTTGCAGAGTTTGTGGATGCCAAACGTCCCGAGGACCAGACGACGTTCATAGGAGTTGAAATTTCAGAACCAATGGCCCTCGCCGCTACCGAACGGTTTGAAAATCGCGACGACGTGGTGATACACCAAATAGATCTTCGCGAAACGTATCCTCCCGTAGTCACGCGGGACGGGATCTCGTGTGGGTCGTCCCTCACGCTCGCCGTGCTGGTCCTCCAGTTCATTCCCATCGAACACCGCCATAGGATTATTAAAAAAATATACCAGCAAACAATTTCCGGCGGGGCGTTGATCCTCGTAGAAAAAGTCCTCGGGAACACGGATGAATTGAACGCCATGATGGTTCGCGAGTACTATGAGATCAAACGGATGAACGGATATACCGACGACCAAATCGAACGGAAGCGATTGTCCTTGGAAGGAGTTCTGGTCCCGATCACGGCGCGTTGGAACGAGGACATACTTCGAGAAAGCGGGTTCAGGCAGGTAGATTGTTTCTGGCGCTCGTTGAATTTCGCGGGATGGATCGCTATTAAATAAATAATTAAGGAGGTGTTTTATGATTATCAACACAGATCAATTCAAACAGATTTTGGAAACAGTAACTCTTGTCGGGAATATTTCTGGAAAAAAAGAAAATAGTGGATGCACCGATAATTTACTTTTCAAAGAAAAGCACGTCTTCAGTTATAACGGTGAAGTCGTGGTGTGTTGCCCAACCCCGTTTCCAACATCGTTAGAAGGAATCGTTCCAACAGAAGCATTGATGTCGTTCATACGCAAGGTCAATGACAAAACTATGTCCGTCGAAATGACTGAAGATTTATTGGTGTTCCGGGGCGGGAAATTCAAAGCCGGCATTTTATTAGAATCCACGGGGCAGTTTCCAAAAAATATCACCACGCTTGTCGACGAAGTTGAATGGACGAAATTACCAACCAAATTTGGGGAAGCATTGGACATCGTTTCTGAGAGCGCAGCCACCACACCTGGAACGGTTTTGTCTTTTATTCAAGTGGCCGATGAATCCATCACGGCATGCAATAATTTTGAGGTAACTTCTTTTTCAATGAAAGGTCTGAAAAACCAAATTCTTATTCCGGCAACAGCAGTAAAAAATATCGTCCGGTTCTCTCCCGACAGTATAGGATTTTCTGACAAGTGGATATTTTTTTCAAATCCCAATGGATCCCACCTATCGTGCCGTGCCGGGACTGGAAAATACCCTGATGTGTCAAAATTACTATCTAACCGAGGGAAGCAAATTGAATTTCCAGAAACAGTGGACGACGTGCTTGCTCGTGCCGATGTGTTTTCCACGATGTCAGGGGATGCCACCGATAAAGAAGTGAAGTTCATCGTGGCGGATAAAAAATTTATAATACGTTGTCATGGAAAACAAGGCTGGTTTGAAGAAATTATTCCGTCAACGGTGGAAAAATCCTTTTCATTCTCCATCAATCCTGAGCATTTATTGCGTGTGATTGAATATGGTAAAAAAATTGAATTAACCGAGACCTCGATTATGTTTCGAGATTCCAATTTCATCCACTCCGTCTCGATAGAAAAATAAAATGAACCCCGGGTTTTTTAAACAGAGTGTTACTTTTGCGGAAAAATGCGGTGTGGCTTGCACGCTTGATCGCGACTGCCGCTCTCCCAAGATGCCGGTCACCGGTGAAGGGCGAATGAGGATCCTCATCATTGCTGAAGCACCCGGTGAGCAGGAGGACAGGCAGAATACGCAATTCATCGGCCCAGCCGGACAACTCCTTCGCAAGATTCTAGCCGAGCATGGAGTTGACCTTGACCGTGACTGCCGCAAGACAAATGCTGTGAGATGCCGACCGCCTGAAAATCGCCGTCCTACGCGTCAAGAGATCGAGGCCTGCCAACAGCACGTCTGGGATGAGATCGCCCGTTCTAGGCCTATCCTGACGCTTTTATTGGGGCAAATAGCGGTGGAATCCTTCCTGCTAGGCCGAATAACCAAAATAGGCCAGATCGGACGGTGGCGGGGCATGGCAATTCCAGACCAAAAAGCCGGGTGCTGGATCTGCCCGACATTCCATCCAAGCTATATTCTTCGTAGCCAGGAAGGAAGAATAATCAGGGGCAAGGCCAAACCAATTCTACCCACCGAGGAATTGATATTCAGGATGGATTTAGAACAGGCATTGACACTATTGGATAAACCATTTCCGGTCGCTCCTCCTCCTCAAGTAATGTGTGAGTGGCACTGGAGCACAAAACCCGGTGATACGGTCGCCATCGACTACGAAACTACCGGCCTGAAGCCCTACCGCAAAGGACATCGAATTGTGTCGGCTGGGATCAGCAATGGTGAATGGGCTTGGGCAGGTGAAATGACACCAAAGTTTGCCCGAAAATGGAAGCTATTGTTGGCCGATCAAAATATTAAAAAGATCGCCCACAACATGAAGTTCGAGCATCAGTGGGCTGCTCATTGTCTTGATGTGGAAACGCAAGGTTGGTTATGGGACACGATGCTTGCCTCACACATGGTTGATAATCGCAAACTTTATTGTAAACTAAAGCACCAAGCGTATATCAACTTTGGTGTACCCGACTGGAGTGATGGCATAGATTTTGAGAACGATGATGACGACTTCGCTATCCATCCCACCGTGGTTACTGATAAGTTGCTGAGTTACAATGCTCTTGATGCTTTCTGGTGTTACAAATTATATGAGAAACAAATGGAGAAGTTCAAAAAATGACTCCATTGTCCATGGACGGTTATAAACTCCTGCACGATAGTGCTTTGGTTTTTGCAGACATCGAGGCCACCGGAATCCGTATGGATGTCAAATATCTCCATGAACAGGACATAGCTGTTGGAAATGACATTCTTGGTATAGAACGTCAACTTTGGAAGACGAGTGAGGCCAAAGAATGGAAACTTCGGTTCAAAGATAAGATCAAGTTCAGTGCCACGGCCCAACTGTCCGAAATGCTTTTTAAGCAATGGAAATACAAGCCCACCAAAACCACTCGGAAGGGTCGGGCATCTGTCGATGATGAAGTGCTTCGTAAGATCAACAGTCCATTCACCCGACTCATTTTACAGCATCGAAAGTTGAGCACAGTAAGAAACACGTTCCTTTCCGGTTTGTTGGAGAATCAATTAAATGGGTTCCTACACCCATCTTTCAACTTGCATACGGTACTGAGTTATAGAGGGAGTTGTCATGGTCCAAACTTTCAAAATCAACCCGTGCGTGATCCTGTTCAAGGAGAGATTGTCCGGAAGGCGTTCCTTCCCCTCATTCCAGAGCACCAGTTTGGGGAGATTGACTATAAAGGAAACGAGGTTGTCAGCAACGCTTGCTATAATCATGACCCAAACCTGGTGGCTTACATCAAGGATCCAACTAAGGACATGCATGAAGATTCCGCCAAGAACTGTTTCATCCTCCAACCAAAACAGATTGGGGAGATGATCCGATACGTCGGGAAGAACGGATTTACCTTCCCGGAATTCTACGGTAGCTATTTTATCAACATTGCTCCGGCCATGTGGTGGGCGATTACGGAGCATGGACTTACAACGGAGGATGGAATTCCTTTGTACCTCCATTTGAGGAATGAAGGAATTTCTAATGAGGAGGAATTTATAGACCACATCCAACAAGTGGAGCAACATTTTTGGGACGAGCGTTTTCCAACCTTTGCCAAGTGGAAAGTCAAGTGGTATGAAGCGTACCAGAGGAAAGGGTATTTTGACTTGCTTACCGGTTTCCGGTGTCAAGGTCCCATGCGTAAAAACGAAGTGTGCAACTATCCTGGGCAAGGAACAGCATTTCATTTTCTATTGTGGGGAATGGTGCGATTACACGAATGGTTAGTCAACAATGAAATGAAAACTCAAATACTCGGTGAAATACATGATTCAATTGTGATATCCTTCCACCCGGATGAGACCATGACCGTGTTGCGTAAGGCTCGCAAGATTATGTGTGTGGACATTAGAAAGCACTGGAAATGGATTAACGTCCCGATGAGCATAGAAGCGGAAGTCGCCCCTGTGGGAAAATCGTGGCAGGAAAAACAACCTATGGAGATATCATGAGCAAATCATCTGAACGCATTTGTGAAAAATTGTGTTGGATTCGGGACCAGCTTCAAATAACCCGTCAGATGAAATGCATCTGTCCTGGTTTCTATCTCCAATACAATCAGGGATGCTCTTGTGAACGGGGTCGGGAAATAAAAAGATTAGAGAACGAGATGACTAAAAAACTGGACGAACTAAATATGGAGGATAAATGAGTGCA